CGCCCGAAAGCCAAGCGCAGCGACATGCAGCAGATATCCACATAGGGAAGTAAACAGATGACTAAGAATACAGGCAAGGACAAACAGGACAGTAAGGTGGTGCCAATCAGTGGTGCTGCAGTGGGTCGAGCTACAGGTGCCAGTGGGACAAGGGGCAAGTCCTCACCGAGGCATCAGGGCCTCACTGATAAGCAAGAGGCGTTTTGTCATGCCGTGATGTCAGGTCAATGTTTCAGCGATGCATATCGGTCAAGCTACAATGCAGCGGGGATGACAGCCGCCAGCATACACGTTGAGGCCAGCAAGCTAGCATCAAGCCCCAAGGTGTCCCTGAGAATTGAGGCACTGCAGAGGGACATGGAAGCGCAGAGGCGTATGCAGGGGGCCGCGCGAGGGGATGCCGTTTTGAAACAGCTCACCGATCTGGCAGTCGATCCAGACATTCAAGACGGTGCCCGTGTTCGCGCGTTGGAGCTATTGGGCAAGAGTGTCGGCCTTTGGATCGACAAGGTCGAGACCGAGGACGTTACATCCGAGCGGTCAGCGTCTGACATCAGGGAAGCGATTGAGGCCAAGCTATCACGGTATCAGTGACCAGCCGTTTAAGTTCACTTGCACCAAACGCCTGACGGGTCGCGCCCTGCATGTCAGTGGGGCCTGACACTGCCTGTGCAGCCCTGTGGTGCCTGACCTGATCCGGTTGGCACCCTGACTGCCCTGACACTGCCTGTCACGCCCTGACAGAGAGCTTTTCTTTTCCATAGAAATGAACGCGCACCGCGCACGCGAATGAGTTTAAAGAACGCGCGCGAGGCACCCCCACCCACCCCCGACCCCCCTCACGCACGCACGCCCACGCGAGATCACATACATACAGTTTCGCTCAAACGATTCTCAATTTCCCCCAAATAGTACGGACCCCTTTTGGACGAATAAGTTACCAACCTTTTTCGGGCTTAAAAATTTTACAAAAAAAAATTACAAAAAAATAAAATGCAGAGTTAAGGTCAAATACTATTTTATCTTGATTTATCTATTGATTTCAGCATTGGTAGGCGCAAATGCCTGTCAGTCTAGTTAGAGTATTTACTTTAGAGTAGTATTACTTATTACAGTAAAGAGCTATTACTGTAGTTATATATAATATATATATACTATAGGGGGAGATAATTTGGGTAAGTACGATCATATCTTATCTAAGCTTTCAAATGTGCCTGTACATGAACAGGTTGAGCTGTTGAAGGACTTGGAAGCGTTAGAAGAAGCTGAGAGTTTACAGGGTGCGAGAGAGGAGTTTATTCCTTTTGTTAAGCGCATGTGGCCTAGCTTCATTCACGGTCATCATCATGAGGTAATGGCTGATGCTTTTGAACGTGTTGCTAGGGGCGAGTTAAAGCGGTTGATTATCAACATGCCGCCTAGACATACAAAGTCGGAGTTTGCGTCTTATTTATTTCCTGCTTGGTTCTTAGGTCAGTATCCAGAGAAGAAGATAATTCAGACTGCTCACACTGCTGACTTGGCTGTCGGGTTTGGTCGTAAGGTTCGTAACCTTATTCAGAGTGATGACTTTCAGAAGGTGTTTAAGGGCGTTGATTTGTCCAGTGATAGTAAAGCTGCTGGTAGATGGAACACGAACAAACGTGGTGATTATTTTGCTATTGGTGTTGGTGGTGCTGTAACTGGTAAGGGTGCCGATGTATTCGTGGTTGATGATCCTCACAGCGAACAGGATGCTGCACAGGCACAGTACAATCCAGAAGTTTATGACAAGGTTTATGAGTGGTACACCTCTGGCCCTCGTCAGCGTTTACAACCGGGTGGTGCTATAATTATTGTTATGACCCGTTGGGGCAAACGTGATTTGACGGGTCAGATAATGAAGACCCAGATGAACAAGGTTGGTACGAGTGAGTGGGAGGTTATTGAGCTTCCAGCTATTATGCCGTCTGGCTCACCACTGTGGCCTGAGTTTTGGTCAGTAGAAGAGCTTGAGGAGATTAAGGCAGAGATACCTGTGTCCAAGTGGTCTGCACAGTATCAGCAAGACCCGACATCAGAGGAAGGTGCTTTAATTAAGCGCGAGTGGTGGAAGGAGTGGGAGAAGCAAGACCCACCGCCATGTGAGGCTATCATTCAATCTTGGGACACGGCATTCTTAAAGACGCAAAGATCGGACTACAGTGCCTGTACCACATGGGGTATATTCTACCATCCTGATGATGATGGTAAGATGATGCCTAATGTTATTTTACTGGATGGCTACAAAGAGAAGTTAGAGTTTCCTGAACTAAAGATGGCGGCATATGACAAGTACTGGGAGTTTGAGCCTGATCAGTTGGTAGTTGAGAAAAAGGCGTCTGGTGCGCCGTTGATCTTTGAGCTTCGTAACATGGGTCTGCCAGTGACTGAGTTCACGCCATCTAGGGGTCAGGATAAGATTGCTAGGGTTAATTCTATCACTGATCTTTTTGCCAGCGGAATGATCTGGCACCCACCTACAAGATGGGCTGAGGAAATCATTGAGGAGTGTGCGGCATTTCCTGCTGGTGATCACGATGACTACGTTGATAGTACATCACAGGCACTCATGAGATTTAGGCAGGGTGGTTGGATTAGAACCCCGACAGATGATTGGGATGATGAGCCTAAGTACCAACGGCCCGTTAGTTACTACTAGGGCTTTATATTTTACGCCTTTTGGTGTAAAAGTTCAATTGAACCAAAACTGGAGATGACGATATGGCTATTACCAAACCCTTAGACCCTTCTGATGTTGATGTAGCAGAAAATGAAGAAGAGGTTCAGGTCGAGGTTCAGGTTCTTAATCCTGATGCTATATCATTTGAGCAAGATGATGGCAGTGTTGTTATCGACTTTACAGGCGGTATGGATGAGGATGTTGCTGATATCCAGCATGACAGCAACTTAGCTGAATTCATAGAAGAGACCGACCTTGACTCAATGGCATCCGAGTTGGTTTCAGAGTTTGTTGCTGACCGTGAGTCCAGAAAGGATTGGGCTAGGGCCTATGTTAAGGGCTTAGACCTGTTGGGAATGAAGGTTGAAGACCGTCAACAGCCTTGGGCTGGAGCGTCTGGTGTGTTTCACCCAATTATGACTGAAGCAGTGGTTCGTTTTCAGGCACAGGCTATGGGTGAGTTATTCCCAGCCTCTGGGCCAGTAAGGACTAAGATACTTGGCAAGCTCACGCCAGAGAAGTATGAGCAATCTCAGCGCGTAGAGAAAGAACTCAACTACATGCTGACGGAAGAAATGACAGAATACAGAGATGAGACTGAGCAAATGCTGTTCAAGCTCCCTATTGCTGGCTCTGCCTTCAAGAAAGTCTACTATGATCCTATCATGGAGCGTCCTTGCGCCATGTTTGTGCCAGCGGAAGACTTTGTTGCGTCCTACGGTGCCACAGATATGATGGCATGTCCACGTTACACCCACGTTATGAAGAAAACACCTAATGAAATATTAGAACTTCAGGTAAATGGCTTCTATCGTGACGTTGAATTGCCCAGTGCAGAGCCTGATTATTCAGATATACAAGAAAAATACGATGAATTAGACGGTGAAAGCACCGTTATGTCTGATGATGACCGCCATACCATCCTTGAGATGCATGTTAACCTCAATATGCCAGAGGAATTTGATGATCCAGACGGTATAGCCCGACCATACGTCATAACAATTGATAAATCGTCTAGAACAATACTATCAATCAGGGCAAATTGGGAAGAAGATGACAATAAGAAAAAGAAAATACAGCATTTCACTCATTACCGATACCTTCCGGGACTTGGGTTCTACGGTACAGGCCTTATTCACCTCATTGGGGGTCTGGCTAAATCTGCGACTTCAATACTTCGCCAGCTTATTGACGCTGGGACGTTATCGAATCTACCTGCTGGCCTCAAAGCTAGGGGTCTACGCATCAAAGGCGATGATTCACCTCTCATGCCGGGTGAATTTAGGGATGTGGACGTACCGGGTGGCGCAATACGCGACTCAATCACTTTTATCCCGTACAAAGAGCCATCAAGCGTATTATACGCTTTACTTGGAAATGTTGTCGAAGAAGGACGCCGCATTGGATCGGTTGCAGACGTACAAGTAGGCGATATGAATCCTCAGGCACCCGTTGGGACCACATTGGCCTTAATGGAACGCTCTATGAAGGTGATGTCTGGGGTACAGGCCCGTATACATGCATCAATGAAGACAGAGCTTCGCCTATTATCGCGTATTATTCGTGATTATATGCCAGAAGACTACGCATATGAGATGGATGGTGACTTCAGCCGTATTGATGACTTTGATGGGCGTGTGGATGTTATTCCTGTTTCTGACCCTAACGCATCCACTATGGCTCAAAGGGTTATGCAGTACCAAGCTGCGCTACAGTTGGCACAACAGGCACCTCAATTGTATGACATGGGTAAGTTGCATCGTCAGATGTTAGAGGTTCTTGGCATTCAGGACGCTGGTGATATCATTAAGCTACCAGATGACATCAAGCCAATGGACCCAGTGACCGAAAACATGGCTATGCTAAAGCAAGAGCCTGTAAAGGCCTTCATGTATCAAGATCATGAGGCACACATTCAGGTCCACATGGCAGCAATGGAAGACCCTAAGCTACGGCAGATTGTGGGTCAAAGTCCGTTTGCTCCTGCCATACAGGCGGCTATGGCTACGCATGTGACTGAACACGTAGCGATGCAGTACAGAGTTGAGATACAGAAGAACCTTGGCGTTGAAATGCCATCTATGGATACAGACCTTCCTGAAGATGCAGAGGTGGAGCTGTCTCGTTTGACCGCTATGGCGGCAGATAAGCTTCTGAAGAAAGATCAAGCAGAGGCAAAACAAAAAGAAAACCAGCGTCAGCAAAGTGATCCTTTAACACAGATACAACAAAAAGAGCTGGCGATAAAAGAACAGGAATTGAAGCACAAAATAAACTTCGATTCTGGAAAGTTGCAGCTTGAAGCAGCCAAGCTTGAATCTGAAAACAAACGTGTCAGCGCACAGATTGGCCTCAAGGCTGGCATAGAGCTTAGTCAGGCTGAAGCTAAAAATAAAAAAGAGGGCGCAGACCTCAGCTTGGATATAGCAAAAACTTTACTAAACACAGAAATGTCTGAAAGGGATAAATTAGAGAATGGAAGAAACGATCCTAACACTGATAAAAAATGAAATCACAGACCAGATGGATAATATTAGGTCTCATATAATTCATGGGGGTGCATCAGACTATAACAGCTATTGCACTTCCATAGGCTCCTACAAAGCATATTTACACATAATTTCAGAGTTAGACGAGCTGGAGGAAAGATTTTTAGAGAGTTAGTGTTGATAGTTATTTTTTTTTAATCTAACTATCTTCGCATCGTGGTAATCCCACGCAAGGTACTGTGAGCCTAAAGTCACTGCAAGGAAGCAAAAAAATGTACGCAGAAACAGAAGTATCAGAAAAAACTGTTAAAAAACTCCCAATACCTTCAGGCTATAAAGTATTAATAGCAATGCCTCAGATAGAAGATACCACAGAAGGTGGCGTCTTCATGCCAGATGAACTTAAAAACTCTGAAGAAACAGCATCCATTATTGGATTTGTTATGAAAGTTGGTGAATCAGCTTATTCAGACAAAAGTCGTTTCCCAGATGGGCCTTGGTGCAAAGAAGGGGACTTCGTCATTTTTAGATCGTACTCAGGAACCCGTTTTAAAATTCACGGCAAAGAGTTCAGAATCATTAATGATGACACAGTTGAAGCAGTAGTAGATGACCCACGGGGGTATACAAGAGTATGACTAATAAAGCTTTAGACCTTGAGGGTGAAAACGATACAGTGATTTCTGCCCTTGATGACGTAGATTCTATTGAAGTAGAA